TTTCATCGCTTTTTCTCTATCACCAAAATTAAGCGATTCATCTTCAATATCATAATCATCACCATACTTATTTTTAGAATGCATATGTTGATTAATTACTTCTAATGCTTTTTGTAAAGACATTTCTTCATCTTCATGATTTCGTTCTTCTTTACCTTTTTCATCGGCATCTGGATCTTCTGCATCCGGTTCAATACCTCTACTTTTTAAATCTTCTTCTCTATTATAATATGGATCGTCATATTCTTCTTCATCCGGGTTATCTATATTACGACCACCACCAGAAGCAGGGTCATCAGGGGTGTCTTGAGAAAATCTTGCAGATGTTTCACCAGGTTGTTCATCACCCATAGCTTCATCTCCCCAACTTTCAGGTTCTTGATTAGGACCAAGATCTTCTGCGTTTTCTTCCCTAGATATACTATCTAATTCATCTTTTGAAAGTTCAATAAAACTATTACCGATATCAACTAGGACCGTTTTACCTAAATCTTGAACAATTTTACCTCTTTTTATATTATCGCCTAAACCAACCCCCCGTCGTATATCGTCTAATGAAGGTTTTGCAGTATATGTAGCAAATTTACCTTCTGTAGTTTCATAATCTTCGTCATAAGATTCTTCATCTTCATAATTCTGAACCGGGTTTTGATCTTCTTCTTTATCAGCTAATTCTTGACCTAATGCACTAGATTGTTCGTCTTCTTCTAAATCAGCTATAGCAGCTTGGTAGGGTTGACCATTAATATTACCTTCTTGATCAACATAAACTAACATATCTGCTTCTTCCTTGGATCTTGGTACGTTTTTACTCAATAAAACTTCATTGTTTGGTATACCATCAATTTTAGTTCTTTCTTTATTAACAGACCAACCTATTTTATTAAGAGCTTTAATTGCATCCATTTGAGGTCCTTGAGCTCTACTATAAGTTGGTTTAGATCTTAAATCTGGTCTACTTCTAGAAGGTAGAACATTTGCCCCAAAACCTTCTTCGTATAAAGATGAAAGATTTTCTAAATCTCTTTTACGATTCATGACTATATTTATTAATTTTTTAGTTAAATATTAAGGATATGAAAAATACCCGCGATTATTATTTGGGTAATCCAAACTTACCTACGGAGAATACTCAGTTTGAGTGGTCTCCTAAAATGATTAAGGAGTTAAAAAAAGCAAGTCAAAATCTTCTTTACTTCGCTGAAAATTTCTTCTTCATAGTTAATCTAGACCGTGGTAGAGAAAAGATTGGTCTTCATTCTTGCCAGAAAAGAGCTCTAAGAGGTATGAGAGATAATCGTTTCTTTATATTACTTGCCTCTAGACAGATTGGCAAAACAACTATGATGACGATTTACACGTTATGGCATGCTTGTTTTAATAACGATCAACGTATTCTTATTGTTGCTAACAAAGAGGGTACTGCTAAAGAAATATTTTCACGTATTCGAATGGCGTATGAAGAGTTACCTAACTGGCTTAAGCCAGGTGTAACTGAATATGGTAAAGAATCGATGAAGTTAACTAACGGTACCTCAATAGGTATTAGTACTACAACCGGGACAGCTGCTCGTGGTCAATCTATTAACGTACTAGTGCTGGACGAGTTAGCATTCATTGAACCTCATTTGGTAGATCAGTTTTGGAAATCTGTTTTTCCTGTAATTTCATCATCGAAAAAGTCTAAAATTTTTATAGCTTCTACCGCTAACGGTACTGATAACTTATTTTATAAAATTTGGAATGGTGCGATTGAACATAAGAATGGTTGGGGTTATGACAAGATTTTATGGGATGAAGTACCGGGTAGAGATGAAAAATGGAAGTTCGAAACTATGCGTACTATCGGTAGTGAAGAAGCTTTCAATCAAGAGTTTAACTGCCAATTTATTTCAGCCGGTGAAATGGCTATTAATGAAGAGTTATTTGAAACTCTAAAAGTTAATTGTCAAAAACCTAAAATCGTCATGGATGAAAACAATTATAAAATTTGGAGACAACCAGACGATAATGGATTATATGTAGCAGGTGTTGATATTGCTGAAGGTGTTCATCAAAATGCTAGTGTAGTTCAAATATTAGACATAAAAGATCTTAGTAATATTGAGCAAGTAGCAACATATTGGAGTAATACAATAAATCCTTTTAATTTTACTAGTAAACTACATGAAATATTGTTACAATGGGGTAGTCCTCCTGCATTAATTGAAAGAAATAGTTGCGGTGCTCAAGTAGTTGACCATTTATATCATACTTGCCGTTATGGTAATATAGTTTCTTTTGAAGCAGGTCAAGGAAAGGCAAAAAATAATAGATTAGGTGTAATTTCTCACACAAATACCAAGTATAGATGTGTGATGAATATGAGATATTTTATAAATGAGTTACAATCAGTTAATATTCGTGAATTAGAGACATTAATTGAGATAAAAAACTTTATTAAGTATCCTAATGGTAAGTGGGCAGCTAAACCAGGTGTCGATATGATGGATGACCGGGTTATGTCACTAGGATGGGCTCTATTAATATTAGATAATGATGTAATCCAACGTTATTTTGAGGTTTTACGTTATGATAATAATGGTAGACCTGCTGAATTTAAACGGTATGACTACGATTACGGTGGTTCTCTTAACAAAAACTTGTTTAGTTGGGGTGAAGATAACGAAGAAGAAGAGTTAGATACTATAGTTTTTAATGAAAAAATGGGGTTAGATGATAATTCTGAGTTATCTTGGATGAAACAGAACGGTTGGGTTGGAGTTCATGACTTTCAAACACAAAGATCTTTTACACCTGCTTCTAACTCTTGGTTAGTTTAAATATATTAAATGTCAACAAATTATACACAGTCACCTTTTAATAAGGAAAGAAAGGATAAATTTGTGTTGGTAGTACCGACACCTAAAGTATTGAAAGATGACGTGTCAAAAACTGTAAGAGAAAATAAATTCGTTAATCCTGATGCAGTTCAGTTTTCGATTTACGGTAGTATTATACCAGAAGTAAGTGTACCTGAGGTAGAGGTTAGATATTCAGGTCAAAATTTACACGTAACTAGTCATAATAGACCAACTTACCCGCCAATTGAGGTAAATTTTACTATTGATAATAGATTTAGTAATTATTGGTTCGTATATAAATGGCTAGATAAAATGCAAGATGATTATAAAGGTTATTTCAACCCTGATAAAGATTATAAAGATGGTACGGTTGTGGAAGACCTTTATATGGCTAATTTTACCATCTATGCATTAGATGAATATAATAAGAAAGTTGCCCAATTTGATTTCACTAAAGGGTTTCCTACAAGATTAGGAGGTATCAATTATTCTTATAGAGACCCGGGTGAGATTGAATCTTCATTTACCTTAGCTTACAGTCAATTTACTGTTAAACTTCTCCAAGTCTGATATATTTATTTAAAAAATGCATTTTAGAATTTCTTATCTAAAAATGCATAAATATCAATATGGCACGGAGAACTATACAAAGTCCAGGTGTGGAAATCAATGAAGTTGATTTGTCCTTGCGTCCTGCAGATAAAATTGGGACAAATATCTTTATTACAGGTTTCGCACCGGAAGGACCTAATGATGAAATTGTACAAGTATCTAGTTTATCTGAATTTACTCAGATTTACGGTCAACCAACTAACCCAGCTGAACGATACTTTTACCACACAGTGGCTCAATCTTTTAATAGTAGAGCAAATATCCTAGTAAACAGATTACCATATGGTACTAATCTTGGTGAAGGGTTTACTAACAAATATTTTGCAACTGTTTACCCAGTTATACCTATTAATAAGACAGCTTACGATAGAGTAGAAGCTGGTACTGAAGCAGGTATGCTTTCTGCAAACATTCAGTACTATGAAAACCCGACAGCAAGTTCACAATTCTCACCAGCCTCTGCTGGTGATAATGTAATTTACTTTATAGGTAAACCAACATTCGTTACACTTACCCAGGAACAATTTACAGGTATTATCGATGATTCTGCGATTACTTGGAGTGATACACCAGCTGTTGCAGGTACATTTACAGTAGATAATACTCAAGATTCGGTAGCTGATCAATTACAATCATTATACGGAGCTGGTATCATTGTTCTTAATACTGCTAAAACAACAATTAATCAGAAGTTTGAAGGTTATTATACGTCTATTGTTGATAATACTAACTTATACGCCTCTACAAACTATGACGATATTGTTAGATTTACAGCATCTAAGAATGAAACAGATACAGTACAAGAATATAGTTCATTAACTGACATTCCTCAAAGTAGTTTAAACTTCAAATTATCAGCTGATTATAATTCAGAAGCTGTTCCTGCTAATATTTCTCAGACACAGGAACGTATTGTTACGTTTGA